CCCCTAAGAACACGCCGCCGTCGCGGTACGCTTTGACAAACTGCGTTTCATGGTAAACGCCGTGCGCGTCTTCATAGCCAACGAGCTGGCTTTGCATGGTGAGCGGTCCGAAGCTTATTGCGCTGAATGGCAGGTTCATTACTTCGGCAACCTTTTCAGCCCCGGTTGTCTTGCCTGATCCCGCAGGGCCGACAAGCATGGCATTGATCCGGGCCGTGGTTACCGTCAGCAATTCATCAAATGATTTATGCTGTTTATCAATTTCAACGGCGGGCTTCTCATTGATTTGAATCTTTACGGTCCGCGCTTCGGCCTTCGGTGCATGTTCTTGAATCAGATCAATGACGCGGCTTTCATCTAGTTCGGCCTTTGGGTTCATGTACTGGCCGAGCTTCTGTAACAGCTCCGCGGCGTCCCCGTTGACAGGATGCCCGTTTCCATTGCTAGCAGGCTCCGCGGCGGGCTGTATCTCATTTGAGACGTAAGGTGCTCCGCCTAACCAGCCCAAGCATTGCATTTTATTTGCGCCTGCTATCACGGTGCCCGGTATGCGATCAATAAGACCGTCTTCAATGTTTTGTCTGACTAATGTTCTGAGACTTGAAACTGGAAGTGATTCGTAAGCATTCATAAGCAGTCCTCAATAGTGGTTAATGTTGCGAGTTAAAAGTATAAGCTTTTTTAGGCGAAGATGTGAAGCTTTTTTTTATGAAGGAACGAAAAAAGTTTCAAAGCTATTGAAATCATTGATAAAAATAATTGAAAGAAAATGTTGATTTATGCAGAAATGCGGGAAAAAGAGGTGTGAAGCGCTCAAAGACGCTGAAACAATCAAAAACATGCGGCCTGCATTCAAGGCGGCACGTCTTAAAGTTTCGACGGCGTGGACGTGCTAGCATGCAAACCGCGGCGGTCTTGATTAGATAAAAGACAACTGAAAAAGACATAGCGCAAATGCAGGGCCTTGAAACCATGGTTTTGAGCGCTCCGGCGGCCGTGGTGCATCTGATAGCGCCGCAGGTGTTCCAGCTATCCGGCTCGGCCATAAAAAAGGTTTCTGTTCATGTTTATGGGGCCAGCGAAGCTGATCGGCACCGGGGGGACTCCGTCCCCGGGCGTATCGGTTACCCCCTCACATTTTTCTGTCAACCTTCGAACCAGACTGCGGGTTTAGGCTTTCTTGGGCCACCACGGTTAATAGGAAGGTTTCGGATAAAGCGTTTTAGGTCAGAATGGAGCATTTGCTCATTGCGTTTTTCGATAGCGCGATCTGCGGTAAGGGCGAGGTGTTCCGTCCAGTAATTGACGGCAATGGCGAGCGCATCGAGGCGGTCATCGTGGTTGATGGCGCCTTTTTGATAGGTGATGCGTGTCATTTGGTGGGCGAGCTGATAACTAAGAGCAGACTCGGGAGGTAGGTTCTGTGTGGATTGAAAATCTTTGTGTAGGGCCTTTTTAGAGACAACCAGCTTATGCTGATTCATGACAGGCTCTAGGGTATCGATGATACGTTTTTCCTTATTGGTGAAGTGTTTGACTTCTTCGATCTCGACAGGGTGGGTTTGATTGAGGTAGGGCCGAAGCATTTCGGTGAACATGCCGTCCCCCCAGTTGGCTTCGACGAGGACATGATTGATGGAGAAGGCGTGTGCCAGCTCTGCGAGGGTAGAGAGGGTCTTTTCGGAGTAACCTGTTTCAAGGAACCCACCGAAGTCGAGAAGGAAGACGTAGCCGTTGAGGAATTTGGTAACGGTGTAGGCTGTTTCGTCTTTACCTCTGCCTGCGGGGTCGATGGTCATGAGGGAGCCGTTGTATTCAATCCAATCGGATGCAACTTCAAAGGGCTCGTAATAGGCATCACCACGAAGGCCGACGCAGGGTAAGTCTTGGATCTGTCCTTCTGGGGTAGGGGACCAGACGATTTTCTGGGGGCCTGTTTCGGAGTTCAGGTTCATGACAATGAGATCCTGAAGCCGGAGCGGGTAACGATCCATGTCCGATAGTGAGGTATCGAGCATGAATTGGAGCGCGTAACCCGCACGGCCGTAGGACAGGCGTCGCTCTTCTAGGTCGGTGGCATCGAAGCGTTTCGGATCAGTAGGATCAGAGTAACTGGCTTTTCTGGAATCTAGTCTTTTTCTGATAAGTGGAGCAAGACGGGCTCCGTATTTACTGAGGTTTCCTTCTTCTGGATATTGTGCAGGCCAGATGCGGGTTTCGTAGCCTCTGTCTGGCAGGAGATCGTAGAGGGATTGTTCGGTTTGTGGAGTACCAAGAAAGACGATGCGCCCATTGGGTTTGAGGATGGCGTCAAATTCTTTGATGGACTCTGACAGCTTATCCCGCATGAGCTGGGTGGCCGAGTTGTTCGGGACTTCTACGTCATCAGCAACGATCAGGTCTGCACGCGATCCGGCAAGCTGACCCGTAATCCCGACGGACTTGACAGATGGGGAGTGAGAAGCGGTAGCAGGCCCAACATCAAAGCTGATCTTGGAGTTTCTTTGATCAGGCGCGGGTGCAAGATGTTGAAGGACTCGCATCTCGATAATGAGGCGCTGAACAAAGGTCGAGAAATCATCAGAGCGTATTTTAGATGCAGAAACGACGAGGATCTTCTTTTCAGGGTCGAGAAGGAGCTGGTGTGCAACGAAAGCAGAGGTGATGTAGGATTTACCCACTCCACGAAAAGCTTCAATGACAAGCCTTCTGGGGCCTTTTTGAAGGTATGCCCCGATGTCGTACTGAACAGGTGTTGGCTCTGGTAGCCCTAGATGTTGCCAGCATATCTGAAGGAATACCCGGAAGTCCTGAATATCAGAATGGGATGTAGCAGTCATAACAAAGCGTCTTCATTTCCAGAAAAGGACTGCATTTCATGGTGGCATCTGCGGGAGAAAGGAAGGCAATGCCTGTGATGTCGGTTTCTTTCTCGCATTGGTCGCATTTATAGAGTTCCGGGTTGATCTCTTCAGGAGTTTCCGTCATACATATTTTCCATTAACGAATTTCTTACCTTTATTGGGTGCATGACGTTGCCTGAGACTGTGGATCTCACCGTCTAGCCCGTGATAAATCGCATCAGACCTTTCAGGCGTAACCATGTAGAAAGATCCATCTTCCCGGTATTGACGGATTTTGCCTTTATTGGATGCCCAGTATTTTGTCCTTTTGTATGACCTTCTATTGTTATGCTTCATTCTTCCTGACGCATTCAGCTTCTTCATCCTTGCACTTGCAAGTTGAGCATTTAAGCATCCGCATGAACGAATTCTTCCTTCCTTGACCAAACGTCTTTGAGCAATATGTTCTTTTCCACAGATGCATTTAAAAACATCATATGGAATGTCTTGGCTCTTATTTGTAGTTGGCGAAGTGTAAGTCTTTAAATGACTGAATCTAACAAAAGTCAGGCGTGATTGGTGTGGCATTCATGCTAGCACGGGAGGACTTTGCGGATCGTCGTAATAGTCTTCAAAACTTGTATTGATCTTGCGTGACTTCACTTCGTCAGCAAGCACTTGGAGAGGTTCGTGTTCAGGCGCGGCAGAGATGCGGCAGTCCTTGAGAAGCTGTCTTGCCACATTGAGATCCTGACTAGAGGCTTCCCCGGATTGGATGCGTGCAACCAGCTCCACGGTGAGAAGGTCAAACAGCTTGTGAATGGGTTGACTCATGCGGCCTTTGTTTTCTTCTTTTTCTTGGTTTGTGACATCAGATCAGGATTATCCGGGTTAAACCAACCACGATTTCTGACAGATTTGGCTTGTGTCGGCTTAAAGATGTTCACTTCACGCATATCATCAAGCATGATTGCATCAAATCCTGCATCTTCAGCCATTTCTGAGATCCCGTAGTTGTACCAAATCTCAAATTCGGTAAGTGCATCAAACCTTAGATTCGGCTCAATGTCTCCTGACTTAATGATTTCCTTCCATCGGTCTTCAGGATGCTGTGCAAAGGTCTTGCTGATGTGCTTTTTAAAGATATTCCAAGTACGGTTATCAAGCCCGCCTTCTGCT